CCTTTCCCTCCCCGGCGCTCTTCCGATCTCGTGGATGCCGAATATGGATCAACAGTGAGATCAAGCCCACCGAACATCCCAATCAGCAAATCGCTGAAGTTACCAAACAACAGGTAACCCGCAGTTGCCTGATTCGACACAATGGTGCGGTAGCCGTTCATCGTGCCATCAGGATCAACAGCGAAGATCGCCTGATTGTTGGCCTTTGCAGTCGTCTTCAGCGCACCATAGAGGCCAGCCGGAGCGATATACGAAAGGTTGCCAAGCAGAGCATTGTCTTCAGCGACCAGCGTTTCCAGACCAACGATTTCTGCCCAAGTCGGCAGAGCGCCAGTGAACGTGTCAGCATTGATGCCAACCGTGCTGTAGATACCCGTGGGCTGACCGTTAAGGCCCGTACCCTTGAGTGCGCCAGCATCGATAGCCAAAGCCATCGCCTGAGTCAGGTCATCACGAACCAACGCTTCAATCGAAGGCGTTGACTGGAGGATAAGCTGACGGGTCATGTCCGAGAATGCACCAACCGTCTTAGGCGTCATTGTGACGCTGCCGAAGGTGGGTTCAGATTCAGCGGCAGGGCCACCTTCAGTGCTGATCCAGCCAGCAGTCGAAGCAGCGGTCTTCTTGGGAATGTCAACATTACCAACAAGGCCGGGCATCATACGCGCACCAGCTTGCATGACCGACGAAGCATTACGGAGAACGTCGATGAAATCACCAGCCATCAGGTTGGTTGCAACGATTTCATTGTCGTCGGCAGTGTTCAGATCGCGACGGCCCCAGTTGCCGAGAACGTCGGCAGGGATCATTACGCCCTGGGCGGACTGACCATAGGCACGAGCAGCAGCTTCCGATGCTTCGAGTTCGAAACGAGCAGCTTCCTGTGCAGCACGGTCTGTAGGATTGGCGAGAGCGCGGATGGCACGGACCACCGAGTACTGACGCGTTTCCTTCTTGCTCAGACCGATTTCCTTGTTGTCGAGCGGCTGATTGCCGATGACTTCAAGAAGTTCACCACGGAACTGATCAATGGTCTTGCCGGAAGCAATGGCTGCACCAGCAAGGTCGGCTTTGTTGTGACGCTGACCCAGCTTCACGATTTCGGCGGCGTTGTCAGAAGCAGCTTTGGCAGCTTCCGCACGAACCGCATCCAGATTCACTTCACTCATGATAGTGTCCTTTTTAACAGATGGTTCAATTTTAGGTTCGGATTCGGTAGCAACCGCGCTGCGCCCGACGACTGCTTGACTATCAGCGCCGATGCTCACTACGGAAACTTCCATTGGGGACCAAGATTTGACGCGATAAGCATTCTTATTCGCCACATCCCGCTCCATTTTGTTCACGCGGTAGCCGACGCTGACGTTGCTACGGATACCATCCAGAACATCCTGAAAGACTTCTTGAGCAAGTGCGGATCGACCGAAACGCACCTTTGACCGCAGTTTACGGTCCTCTCCAAGGCTTACAGACTCTACTACCCCAACAGGCTTGGTTGGATCATGATCCAGCAAGAGGGGCGCTCGACCAGAGCCAAAGAAGCCAAGATCAATGGCCTCTGGGCTGTGGTCAAGAATTTCATCACCGAAACTGCGCTGAACAGGATTTTCGGTGGAGACAATAATCATTGCCGTCCGCGCCTGTTCATCGACAATCTTAGCTTCCATAAGGTTAGAGCGATGCACAATTTCCGTAAGATCCTTACGATCAAGTGCATCTGCAATTTCAACAGCCGTAGTAACGTCTTCAACGCTCACTTCAGGCTGGTCTTCTTCCATAGGTACATCAGATGTGTCGATTTCGATCTCGACCTTCACCGTTGCACGGGTTTCAAGCTCTTCTTCAGCCATTTCACGTTCTCCAGTGGCTTCCTCAAACATTATCGGCGTATGATCATGCTTATTGAGCCAATCTTTCGCTTGAGCGACAGTATACCGATTTTTATCAAAACGGATAGCCTGTAACTCAGTACCACCATCAGCAAGAATGCCTACAATAAAATCAATACCGGGACCACCAGCATCATTGCGACGCCGAAAGCTAACATACTTGTCAGGATTTTTAAGTCTTGCTGCGTGTTCGTTAGGGAATGGTCGCTCATCGTATCCAAATTCATCGCTGCGCTCCATTGATCCAACCTTTTCCTTTGACCAAGAATAACCAGCATCGCCGCCCCAGAGCGCCCATGCGATACGACCATTCGACGGGTATCCATCTTCACCGGGACGGAATCCTTCCGCTTGCTTATCAACCTCATGACGGCTGAAGAAGCTGTACATCCTCTTGATCGTATCATCACTAAGTTCGCGATTATTAACAATGTCGCGGGCGCGGGCAATTCCAACCTCAGTCCCGCCACGGCCAAATTCACGCCGCCAGGCTAGACCACGCTCTGCCTCATTTCGCATACCTTCATTAGGCTTGCTGGGCATCTACGCCTCCATCTTGGGGTGCAGTGCCTTTAGCCGCCTCATTTCCGCCAAATGGCTCAAAGGCAAGCGATAGGCCGTAGAATTCTGCTAGCTGCTTATCACGCTGCCAAGTGCTGTAAACCTCATCGATTTCACGGCCATCAGCGGCAGCAATCTCGGAAGGTGTCAACAAGCCGTTCTGCATACCCATCACAGACGCATTCATTTCCTTGAGCGGGTCAATCCAGCTAAAGCCACGAGCGCGGAAGATAGTTGATGTGTAGAACTTATCGAACTTTGTTGCTGGTATGCTGATGAAGCCGAATTCCATAACGTGACGCAGCCAAACGGCGTAGATTGGATGAGCAAGATGATCGATGAGGAACTTCTGCTCTAGCTTGTAGAAATCACGCTCTTCCAGCGCACCCTGACGGATGGATGAATAGCTTGTGCCTTCAAGGTCACCAGACAGGCTGGAATAGCTAACGCCAAGACCAGATGCGATGCCGCGAAGAATGCCCTTCTGGAAATCACTAAACGCAGTTGTCGGATGCGACGGGCTATATTCCTTGAAATCTACGCCTTTTGGTAACTGATGAAAAGTCCCTGGTTCGGCGTCATACAGCGGAACACGATCATCATAATCGTCTGCATTGAAATCATCGCCCGTATCAGAAACAAAGAAGCCCATCTTCGATGCTGCCAAACGACTCGCGACTAGTTCTGCCTCACGATGAGCCGACATCATCTTCAGCGATGTCATGATTGGCGCAAATGCTGTCTCACCACGGGTCTGACCAGCGCGAGTAGGTTTGTAGAAATGCAGGATCTGTTCCGCAGGGACGCGTACGCTAACTGATTGATTTAGCGTGGTATAATCGAAGTCACCCGGATGCGCTTGGCGGACCCAATAAGCAACAGGCCGACGATAGCGGTTAAGCTCCACACCCATGCGGATCTCATTACCATTCGGAAGACGCTGGTTCTTTTGCTCATCGATTAAATCAGCTTCGATAGGATTAAGTGCAATACCATACTTAAAGCCATTACCGCGAACAATCTGAATGAAAGCCTCACCATCGCGCTTCATAGCCTCCACGCAATATTGCTGAACGTCATTCCAAGACATCATGCCATCGACTGTGCAATCACGCGCCCAATCAGCAAATGCTCGTTCGATCTGGTCGTTGCCAATAACGTCTAAAGACCCGTCAACATTGCGGGCCTTAACTTGCATATTCAGTCCGCTCTCGCCGACGACATTGACGCGCATGAGGTTCAGGAACCGCTTAGCGTATGGGTCATTGCGAGTTAGGTCGCGGGCGCGATTGCGAAGCACCGTAAGGGCTGGGCGAAGTTCTGTGTCTGCGCTTCTATTGCTGGCCTTGAAGTCCTCAAAGAGACGGCCCTGATTTGCGGCAGAATAATGGCGCTTTGCCAAGCCGCTCACACGCCTAGTCTCATTCTTGTTAACAAGTGAAGGCTTCAGTAGATCCCAGAATGCCATTAGCGAAACCTCACCTTAATCGTAGTGCCACTAGATTTGCCAGCGGCAATAGCAGCGTCCTGCTTCTCTTTCGCAACTTCCTTACGGTAATAATCGCGCCAAGTCATCAAGTCTACAATGCTCATCTTGGCGAGTGAACGCCCCTGAATGCTGTAACTTGAAACATCCTTGTCTGCGCGACCTTCAAGCAGCGATTGAATCTTCTCAACCATGACAGTGGCATGAGAGCGAATATCGGCTCCGTTCTGGTCGAGATTGGCTTTTAGGCTCAATTCACCAGTGCCAACCGCAATCTTCGCGCTATCACTCTTTCGGCTGATAAAAGCTTGCCAGTAATAATCACCAGCAACCATTGTCGTCGTGATATTGGATGTCAGGCTGACAAGAAACGAACCGTCAGTCGCAGTGGTTGCCGTGATTGTCTTATCAACGCCAGCACCGTTCTTCAGGCGTACATTGTAGATCAGGTCGTATGATGCAGGAGCGTAAACATCGGACAAGTCCTTCCGCTTCCACTGCACAAGCGTACCAATGACAACAGTGGCAGGTTCGCTGGTTAGAGCGTTATTTTGATCGAATAGATTAACCATTACCACCCCCAGAGAACGCGGAAATAGTGCGATGACACTTCTTCAAACGCTTGCAATGCCTACCGGGACTACGGATTCTCCGGTTGAGTCGGACAGGAGCAGTAACACCCTTCGATGCTTTTGCCATCTTATCTCCAACTCGTTGCGAAGCCGCCAGCGCCGGGTCTTTTCGCAAATTTCCGTGGGTCAGCAAGTGGATGAGCCTTTTCAGGCTTAGGCACAGGCTGGACCTTACGGTCTATATTAGCATAGAACTTGGCGTAAACGCTATCCAAATTCACGTTTAATATTGCAAGAGCCGCAATTCCGTAAACACGAACGTCTAAAGCTTCGTTTCTGGTCCTAGTTTTCACCCAAACACGGTGAGCAAAGCCCTTATTATATTTAATAACCTGACGCTCGGCAGTAAGCTGCTTGAAGTATTCAGGATCTCGGTTCGACGGGAAGTGGCAATAGCCCGGTCCCGGCTCATCAATCTTCAATCGCGAATACAAAAGCTCTTTCGCCGTATCTACGCCAATGGCATATAGCGGGATCTTGCCAATATTGTTCTTAGACGGACGGCCAACGATTGGTTTGCCTTCACCGTCAATCCCCTTAATAGCAAAAACGCGCTGTCTTGTCTTGGCATAATTGTAAACCGAGCGGGTGTGGTGACCACCAGAGTCGATACAGGTCGCACGGACGACTAATTCTTCGCCAGACGGGTGGATATAAGTCGTGCCGATGATGTCATCTAAGTCTTTCCATATCTTTGGTGACGATGGGTCACCGTAGATGATGTGGTAGCCAACAGACCAGCATTCCTCAGACTTGCTCCAGCCGATAATCTCGCATTCAAGGCGGTCATCCTGAACGTCCACCCCAGATGTCAGCATCACGACCTCTTCTGGGATCTCATCGTAATCTTCTCTGCGGTCATAAATGGCAAGGTCATCGACGCCTTCGCCCTGATCTTCCCATGTTTCTCCAAGAAACGTTTTGACGAATGTTTTTATCCGCATCGGGTCTTTGCGGGCGGATAGAAACTCTTCCACGGCATCCGAAAGCACGGACCAAGGGCTG